ATATATAACTGTTGCACCTGAAACCCGGATAATTACCATCAGTGAAGCACCTGAAACCCGGATAATAAGCATCAGTGAAGCAACAAGGGTATTAGTGATACCTAGTAAAATACAAACAAGGAATGCAGCATAATGACTACAGGATTTTTAAAAGACAGAATAGGGAATTACATACAGCAAGACCCACAAGCAACATTGGATTATACAATTGATTGGGGGGAATGGATCGCAGTAAATAATGTGGTCGTAACCAGTAGTTGGGGAATTGAAAGTATTGAGAATGATAATACACCAATGACCACCTCATCTAATGGTTTTGACCCCCTTTTAAGCACAACATACATCGTGTTATCAGGCGGTACAGTAGGAAATCATTATCGTATTACTAATACCATCACAACTACGAATAACCTTACAGAAGAAAGGTATTTTAGAATATTTATAATGGACAGATCAGCATGACATCTGCTACATTAAAAGAAGAAGACTACACTGTAACCAAAAGAGGGTTGTTCATCAAGAAATACAACTCTAAAAAGGCAGACAAGGAAGGGGTAGTTATATCATATAAAGAAATTGAAATGTTTGCAAAATACTTTTGTCCTATGACTGATATGGCAAAATACTTTGGTGTATCAGAAGCGGTAATTCGTAAGCATTTCACCCAAACAGTTATTCAAACCCAAACAAAGGTTAAACAACGAATCAGACAAAAACAAGTATCAATGGCATTAGCAGGGGATAAAACACTTCTTATATGGCTAGGTAAGAATTATTTAGACCAATCAGATAATGGCGTTAAGAATGATGATGCTAAACAACCACTTCCATGGGACGATGAATAATGAAAATAGTAGGTAACATAGGTTCAGCAAATATGATTCGTTTAGAAAGCGATCTACAACGGTTGAATATCCGTTATTGGTTAGAAGATAGTGATGAATTCTATCGTAAAACAAAAGAACCAATTCTATATACACCATCAGTATATACAGATGATAACCAATATATCGGTTACACTGTATCTGGGGTGAAGATGTGGTTGGATCAACATGCCATCTGAATGCATCATTGCATTAGTTGTCGGACTTATATTCGGGGTGATACTTAAACTAGCACAAGACCTACTAAACACAAAGGATGACTGATGCTTAGTCAATGGCAACAAACAGTTACCGATGCCGAAGAACGATTTAAAGTGGTGATGGCAGGTCGTCGTGCAGGTAAAACTTATTTGGCAATGCGAGAACTAGGGAAAGTGGCACGATTCCCTGATAAACAGTTGTTTTATGTAAGTCCTACTTATAGACAATCAAAACAGGTAATGTGGAAACCATTAAAGGCTAAATTAAGAAAATTAAACTGGTTAGCAGATACCAATGAAACTGAACTAACAGCAATATTAGTAAACGGAAGTACTATAGCACTTAAAGGGGCTAATAACCCTGATTCACTTCGAGGGGTTGGGTTGGATCATGTAGTATTAGATGAGTTTGCATACATTCACTCTGATACATGGACAGAAGTACTAAGACCAACCTTATCTGATACAGGAGGTAGTGCATTGTTCATATCCACCCCTGCTGGCAAAGGTAATTGGTCATATGATATGTACCAGAAAGGACAACAACGACTGCAGGGGTGGCAGAGTTGGCAATACACCACATTAGATGGTGGCAGAGTACCAGTAGCAGAAATAGAACAAGCAGAACACGACTTAGATGAGAGAACATTCAGGCAAGAATACCTTGCATCATTTGAGACATATGCAGGATCAATATACTACACATTTGATCCTAAGACACATGTTGTGCCATATAAGGGTGCACTTGGAAGGATTAAAAACCTACATATAGGAATGGATTTTAATATATCCCCAATGACAGCATCAGTCGGTATTAAAAATAGCACTGGTCTGCATATCATAGATGAAATTACAATGTATGGTAGTAATACAAATGAAATGGCAGTAGAAATTAAAAATAGATACCCAGATAACAAGATTATTGTATATCCCGATCCTGCTGGTGTACAAAGAAAAACTTCTGCCAATGGACAAACAGATATTAAAATACTAGAACAAGCAGGATTTAGAACAAAGTACCATAGACGACACCCAGAAGTGAAAGATAGGAACAATGCAGTCAACTCAGCATTCCATTCAGGTAAGGTTAAAATTGATCCGAAGTGCAAGGAATTAATAAACTCATTAATCAAACACGAATATAAGCCTGATACGCAAATACCTGATAAAACAAGTGGATATGACCATTACAGTGATAACTTCGGTTATCTATGTGAGTATTTGTTCCCAATCAGAAGAGATAAGGGGGAATTTGATGAATCAGAGACCTTTGGTATGGGAACTTTTTAATAAATATAATTTAAGGAAATGATATGTATAACAATCAACAACTAGAAGAACTAAACACACAATATAAAGCACAATTACCTAATTGGCAGTTCTATATGAACTCATTTCAAGGTGGTGATGCATATAAAAAACAAGCATATCTAACTAGGTATAAGTTTGAGAATGATGCAGATTATAGAAAACGAGTTAACCAAACCCCATTAGATAATCATTGTGCATCTATTGTTCAAATATATTCTTCATTTATCTATACAGAACTACCAGTAAGGGTGTTTGAATCATTAGAGAATGACCCAATACTACCAGATTTCCTTGAAGATGCTGATAGAGAGGGTAGAAATTGGAATCAGTTCATTAAACAAGCGAGTATATTAGCATCTGTTTATGGACATACATGGATTGTAGTTGATAGACCCAATGTGGAAATGACTACACGACAAGATGAAATTGATAACGGAATAAGACCTTATGTATCAGTCATTACACCACCGAATGTGACCGATTGGACATATGATAGACTAGATAATGGTGCTTATGAACTATCAATGCTTAAAGTCCTTGTGTCTAATACATCGGATAAAAAAGAATATAAGATTTATTATAAAGATAGAACAGATACAGTAATCGCAATCGGTGATTCAATAACGACAGATTCAGTTCCAAATCCATATAATAAGATTACTGCTGTACCTTTATATGCCCAACGAGGATTAACCCCTGGTACTGGTATAAGTGATATTGCTGATATTGCTGATATGCAACGATCAATATTTGATGAGAATAGTGAGATTGAACAAATCATAAGATTAAGTTCCCATCCATCATTAGCAAAGACAGCCGATACACGAGTAGGAACAGGTGCTGGTGGCATTGTTGAGATGCCAGAGGACTTAGACCCTGGGTTAACTCCATACCTCTTACAACCAACCTCACAGTCATTAGATAGCATTCGTGCTGCTATTGTTGATAAGGTTGAATCAATCAATCGAATGGCTAATGTAGGTGCTGTTCGTGCAATTGAAAGCAAAACAATGTCAGGGGTTGCAATGGAGACCGAATTCAGGTTACTCAATGCAAGATTGGCAGAAAAAGCAGACAATTTAGAATTGGCAGAAGAACAAGTGTTCAAAATATTAGCAAACATGCAAAATATTAAATGGGATGGCACGATTGAATATCCAAATTCATTTAATACAAGAGACAAATATAATGATCTTACATTCTTACAACAAGCCAAAGCATCTGGTATCAATAGTACTACATTTAACAAAACGATTATGAAGAAGATTGCTGTATTAGTATCCGATGAAGAAGATTTAGACCAAATCTATACAGAAATTGATGATGAGGCTATATTCAGCGATGAAGGACTTGTATGACATATGAAGAGAAAGTCGAAGAATTATATCAGTCATACCTAAGATCATTTGATATATCATTGGGTAATATACAACGAGAAGTCACTAAATTACTCTCTAATTATACAACTCTAACTCCCACTGATGCTATCTCTATCCAAACAGAAATAGATCGCATATACGAAGACGAATACACACCTGTAATTAATGATACTGTAAACTCATTCAACACAGCATGGTTATTATTATTGACATTACCCTCCCTGAAAGGTACGAAAATAGATAAACGAGTACTGAATAAGGTAAGGAAGAACGCAGTAACCCAATTTCAATCACAAGCAACACTTATAAAATCAAAATTAAATGCAGCAATTTATAACGCATCTATCGTTGGGAGTCGTATTGCTAATATTATTGTAACTTCAAATGATATTATTAAAAGTAATATTGGTAATCCAAAAGCAACCATTATTGATACATTCTATAAATCCACCGCTACCATCGTAACTTATATAAGTGGTAAAGCAGATATTAAAAAATGGAAATATGTTGGTCCTAGTGACGACAAGACCAGATCGTGGTGTTCAAATCATCTTGGAAATGAATATACCAAATCAGAATTAATGAGTGAATGGCAATCATCATGGTCTGGCAAATCAGGCAGTGATCCGTTTTTGGATAGAGGCGGATATAATTGCCGTCATCACTTAGAACCAGTAGAATAGAAACTACTGCTACTTGTAGTTAGGAATCCTTTTTTATATGGTTTTATGAGAAAGCACTCCTTTGTAGTTAAAACAACCTCAAAAAAGGGGATTTTTACCGAAAATGACCCCCAAGTAATATTAGGAAATCAACAACCAAAACCCCAGTAAATGTAGAGTATATAGGCGAAAATACACAGGTAAATGTGAAAAAAACCACAGCATTTCCCTAACTTTTTTCATATAATTCCATATAACATACTGTTATATATATATATATATATTATTATTATTACTTCTTCTTCTTTTACTTACAGTATTAGGAAAGAGATAAAGAGACAGAAGTAGTAAGATATTTAAAAAAAAAGGTAAGACTCTCTGTGAGGAATTCAAATTCGGAGTAAAACACACGCAAGTAACCAAAAACGAAAACACACAGGAATCACATATGAATAATGAAGACTGGAATTATATAAGATCAAGAACACCTAAATATCAACGAAGGGATACAAATAAAACATTCTTCTCTCGATACAGGGAATCACAATTAACCCCAATGGAACTATTACGCATAGATATAGAAAACGGACATAAGACAATATTTGATGCATTTGAAGTATTAGAAAACGAATGAATCATAATACCACCATAATCAAATCAGAGGAAGCCCACACCCCCCACAGAGGTGTTTAGGTTATAAACATACAAGCACTAGGGTTTGTGGTAAAAACGCTTAGAAATCTGCGTGCGAAAGATCACAGAAAAGGATCAAAACAATAAACTTTTTTCAAGTAACCAATCGACTTGTATAAATACAATCAGGATGGGGGTTTAGTTCATTATAGCCATATTGAATTCCTTTTGCGCTCATCCTATTCATATTAAATATCAGCATCGCTGGCATTTAAATATAATCCTTAAAAACCCCCATCATCTTTCGGATTGTGGGGGTTTCTTTTATCTATAACAACCCCTTACCTAAATACATAAGTAAAACAAAACCCCATATTACAATAAAGTTGTGTTTG